CCTTAAAGCGGGCGAGGAGAACAAGGCTAATCATCTAAAGCGTGCAGCACACTGGCACGAGAAGTGCGAGGGATGCGTATGCCAGCACAAGACTGGAACAGGTTGGGTAAAGGGCGAAAAGGTCGCACTGATGCAAACTCAATCCCCATAGCACCGGTAGTTCGGTTCTTTGGTGGTGAAGTAAGAGAAGGTCAAGACGTATCGGTTAAGTGTTGCTTGCATAGCGACACTCGTAGGTCTGCTGTAATAAATACATATAACAATTTATATTTCTGCCACACCTGCGGTAAGGGTGGTAATGCAGTCAGTATTGTCTGCATCATAGAGAACTTGGAGTTTAAGGATGGCCTCAAACGCGCAGTCGAAATTGCTACTGGAAGCGGCGCAGCGATACGCTCAAGAGGTAAGTCCAGAGGTGCTGGTCGCCCTAGCAGAACGTGGGATATCTGAACAGGTAGCTGCACGTTTCCAGTTAGGCACAGTTACTGAACCAATCAACGGACACGAGATGTATGATGGGTGGATATCTATCCCTTACATCACTGCCGGTGGTGGTTGCGTAGGCTTTAAGTTTCGGCGGATAGATGATGGCAAGCCTAAGTATGGCTCGCCAACAGGACAGAAGGCACACCTATATAACGTATCCGATGTGCTACTTATGTCTCCTTATATTGTTATCTGCGAAGGTGAACTAGATGCAGTAATTACTAGCGGGATGCTTGGTATTCCAGCAGTTGGAGTACCTGGCGTACAGTCTTGGAAGCCACACTTTCCTAAGCTCTTTAACGGTTACGATACGGTCTATGTTGTCGGTGATAACGACGTCAAAGAAGATGGATCTAACCCCGGTGCAGAGTTTTCTAAGCGTGTCGCTAACGAGATAATCAATTCACAAATTGTTACACTACCTCCAGGATTAGACATCAATGACTACTACTTGGCCTACGGTGCAGATGCAACAAAGGCTTTGCTAGTGGGTGAAACGAAAGGTGAGTAAAGAAGAATGGCAAATGATGCTACAGACTATTCAGCATATGGGCTTCCAGATCCTAGAAGTGGATACGGAAACCGAGACTATCTCGATACGACCTTTACCAACAAGGTAGATCCAGAGTTCATCGTAGATGTATGGCGCATTATGGATGCAGCGGGCAACCTACTGATCCGTAAGCACCACGACTACGGCCCAAAGAATATTGCTGGTTCACCGGGTGGCCCACTCAACGGACTACGTGTGCGTATGTGGGATAAGATAGCCCGTATTAACAATCTAATTGACTCAGAGGTAAGTCCATCTAATGAATCACTTCGTGATAGCTTTCTTGATCTGCTTAATTATAGTGCTATTGCAATGATGGTATTGGATGGCAACTGGCCTGATGAGTAATATCCACCCGATCATTCTTGAGGTAGCACCGTCTGTTTCATACGTTGTCTACCGCAGATACAAAGCCTTCGTCGAGAAGGATGATATCTATCAAGAGTGTATTGCTTGGGCTATGACTCGCACTGATGACTTCGATGAGATGCTTAACGTTGAAGATGCTGATGAGCGAAAGCATAACGAGCAGAAGATCGCGTGGCGTATGCGTCGTGTAGCAGAACGCTATGCTCGCAAGGAGAAGGCTAACAAGTCCGGCTATCAGACTTCTGATGAGGCGTACTATCAAACCGCTACTCTGGGTCAGCTACTGCCATATGTTATCGCCTCTGTACTTGATGGTACAGTGCTAGAACAAGCGCAAGAAATGATTATTGACGGTCAACCTAAAGGTTCTTCTTCACCGGCAGAAGGCGGTACGCTGCTTGCTAGTCTGATAGATATCAAGAAGGCTTATCTGCTACTAGAACCAGAAGATCAGAACCTATTGCGCTACCGTCATCACGATAGTTATACCTTTAAGCAGATGTCTGCACTCCTTGAGTGCGCTATCTCTACTGCAGATCGTCGCTGTTCAGTAGCCCTGCGTAGATTGCAGGATAACCTGGGCGGTGAGACTCCCTGGAAATGAAAGAGGCAGACCTCTTCGCCTATCTTAAAGGTAGCCTATACCCAGACCTAGTAAAGAGTCCGGGGATCTATGATAGTTATGATTGCACCAGCGAGAAGGCTGCTCATTACATTGAACTTAAATGCAGGCAGACTCACTATCCAACCCTGCTTATCGAAGAGATTAAGTATCGCAAGCTCATCACTCAAGCAGCAGAGCGTGATCTTATCCCGTACTACATTAACTCTACTCCACTTGGTATCTATTCCTTTGACCTTATGGATCTACCAGAACCAGAATGGTATACAGAAGTGATGCCAGTGTCTACCGAGTTTGAGAACAAGAATAAGACTTACAAGTTAGTAGGTTATTTAGATATAAACGAGGCGGTAAAGCTGTGATCTATTCTTTTAATTGCGAGTGCGGTAGCACCAGAGATATCGAGCAGTCTATCCACGCTGAGGTAATAGAGCCTATGTGTACTGATTGCCACAAGTCTATGCAACGAGTCTGGTCTTCTCCCGCTATCACCTTCAAGGGTAAAGGCTTTTATAGTAACGGTGGATAAAGCACTAACCCCCACCGGAAAGAGGTTAACGGTGAGGGCTAGTGGTCTTGCTGTCCCGAGAGAAGGTTACTTAAATCGTATCACAGATACCTTGTATGATCCACTCAACGACAGGCACAGCAACAGCGTTGCCCATTTGCTTATAGCGAGCAGAGTCAGACTGTCCAGCAGTCCAATCATCAGGGAAACCTTGCAGTCTTTCACACTCGACAGGTGTTAGTCGGCGTACTGAACTGCCAGTTACTGACGGTGGCTGCTGGCTTGCTTTAAGAGTCGGAGACATATCTTCAAAGGTTGTGGCGTTAGATCCAAACTGTGTATCAAATGAAACTACTAACTTATTTTCTGCCACGTACTGGTTACCTACTCCCTTGTAGTCTCTTGCTTGTAGCGAACCAACTACATCTGCTGTTGTGGTAACGACAGTAGCAACGCAAGACACATTGTTCCCACCGGTACCCATACGTGATGTAAGAGTGTTCATAGTATCTCCTTGTACTCTAGCTCCGTCGTGGTAGTGAGGGTGAAAGATGATGATCGTAGTTCGCACATCGCCATTATCAAAAGCATTTAACGTAGGCATAACGCCACCTTCCACCCAGGTTTCGTAATCTTCACTACTCTGTGCTCGTCTTGATTTGGTGTACCAGCGCATTAGTCAGAGTTTCTGGCAGAGTCTTGCCCCGTCGGTTGGCTCGTCGAAGGATCCCTTCGCAAGCCATCGGACTTAAATAGTATTTCGGCAGGACTTGTTGAGTCAGCAGAACGTCTGCCAACGATGAAGACACGACGCCGGCGCTGGGGTACTCCGAAGTGTTGAGCATCAAGCACCCGCCAGCCGAGAGAATACCCGAGGTCGGCCATCGTTCCGATGACGACTCCAAAATCTTTTCCTTTGTTACTGGATAGCAGACCAGGGACGTTTTCGATGACGAAGTATTCTGTTTGCGTTTCTTCCACAAGTCTTGCAATTTCCCAGAATAGCCCGCTTCTTTCGCCAGCAAGACCAGCCCTTTTGCCAGCAACGCTGAGGTCTTGGCAGGGAAATCCTCCTGTAATAATTCCTCTGCTTGGGTTAAATCCTGCATTTATTAAATCCTCTCCCTTAACCGTGGTTACATCTGTGAATTGTTTTGCGTCAGGAAAGTGACGCGCTAGTACATCATTACACTTGCTATCTATCTCTACTGAGGCAACGACTTTAACGCCGTTACGCTGCATAGCCAGGTCAAAGCCCCCGACTCCTGCAAATAGGCTTACTCCGGTGAGCATTTAGTACCAGCCTCGTCTATCGCTGTGTCGGAGAGCGCGACACGCGCTCCCTGAATAGCGATGGCTAAGGTATCTAAGGCCGTGTAGGACTTGGAGTTCAGGTCTGCTACTACGTTCTCTAAGGAGTTGAGCAATTCCGTAAGCGCTTGATCCCTGCTGGTTCTTTGCGAGGTGGTCAAACCTTGACTCACGGGTCCATAGGGTGATGAGGCAACGTGTTTCTGCCTTCGTATAACCGAGAGCTCGACTATATTCTCTTGCGATCCGCTTGTTGTTTCGCTTCTCATTCGCTGTCGCCTTCGTCCTCTCGGTTATCTGTGGCACTTTCGATGATAGTTCCTTCTTGCCTGCCTCCGGTGCTAGTAACCACAACAAGGCTAGTGTTACCGTCAATATCAATCCATTTCGCGCCACTCGTGCAGTCATTTACCTTCTCCAATTCTAACAATTCCTTGTATGTTTCGGGGTAGGCTTGTGCCAACCTGGTTAAAGCGCGATCTCTCACCCTTCGATAGTTCCTTTGGCGCACAGCCATACGCTTAGCGCTCTCCACTCTTCTACTTGTCTTGGTCATTAAGTTTATCCTCTATCACTATCAGTGCGTATATGACTACTAATACTACTATTAAACCTGCAAATATCTCCATCAGTTCACCCCCTTTAACAGTTGATACATCTCGGTTACATCTAGCGGTTGTCCTACCGGCTGAGCGTCTAGATCATCGCTCTCCCACCCTGATACGAGCAACCTAGACCCCTTCGGGGCAAGGTGTAGCCAGGAGATAGCGTCGAAGGCTCTCTCTCC